TACAACCGCCTCGGAAGGACCGCACCATGACCGAGCGCATGATCAAGAACACCCGGCACGTTGCCCAGCATCCGTGGCCTGAGAGCGTCTACGTTCAGGGCGGGGGCCACGGGGTGGTGTTCTCCCGGGACCGGGACCCGTACCAGACGGCGTTCGTGGAGGCCTTCCCCGGGGACACGTTCCTGCGGGGCGAGGGCGCCACCATCGCGGAGGCCGAAGACAAGTGCTGGAAGCAGTTCCTGCGCTGGCGGGACTGCGACGGCAGCGGACAGGGCCACGGCCCGTACGAGCGCCGCCAGTATCGCAACGGGGCCGGGTTCTGCACCCGCTGCGGCATCTGGATGAACCGGGTCTTCCCCGAGCTGCCGGAAGACCCGGAGCGTCCCAAGAGCCTGCTGGAGAAGGCGTTCAGCGGGGACCGGGAATCCCTCACCACGATCTTGGGCGCCGTCGCCAACGCCGAAGACCTCCCGAAGGGATCGGAGTCGTGAGCATGATCGGACAGTCCAACCTGCTGGGGAAGCCGGTCCACGCGCTGGCCCCTGACGTCGTATCGGCGATCCTGCGGGACGACGACGAAAGCCCGACCGCCCTGTACCCGACGCTGCTCGGGGTGTTCTGCGACGCGGACGGCACCGTCATCGAAGCGGACATCATCGTCAACGACCGGGTGAGCAAGCCGGAGCGGCTGGAGATGATCCGGCAGTACGCCCGCAGCCAGGGCTGGAAGTGCACGAACGTCGGCGACTTCTGTCCAGAGTGTGTGGCGTCTGCTGAGCAGGTGCTGTGACCGCCCCGGACCCGTGCCCGTTCTGCGAGATCATCGCAGGGCGGGCACCCGCCACTTGGGTGGTACCGCCTGATCACTGGCCGGACGCGGTTGCCTTCCGCCCGCTGAACCCGGTGACCGAAGGCCACACCCTGATCGTGCCCAAGGAACACGTCCCCGACTTCGGGGCCGACCCGGAGGTCTTTGCGGCCACCGCCCGCAGGGCAGCTCAGCTGATGCGCTGGACGAACCGCCCCATGAACGTGATCACCAGTCGGGGCCGGGAAGCCACCCAGTCCGTTTTTCACCTGCACGTCCATTTGGTGCCTCGCCACGAGAACGACGGCCTGGCACTGCCCTGGTACAGCGGTAAGAGCAAGCGGAGGAAGCACTGATGGAGCGGCTGTGGCAGTGGATACAGCGGCGCCGGGAGCAGCGGCAGAAGCGCCGGGACGCCGTGGTAATGACCCGGCTGATGCTGTCTCCGGGTGTCCTGGAGCAGTACAAGCAGCGGCTGGCGGAGGACGACTGGACGGCACGCAGGGAGGGGGACCGGTGAACCCGTACTGGAGCTACATGCTGACTGCTGTGGGGGTCTTCGGGCTGTGGCTGGCCGGTCGGAAGAGCCCGGTCGGATGGGCGGTCGGATTCGGCGCACAGGCCCTGTGGGTCGCCTACGCGGTAGCCACCCAGCAGTGGGGTTTCATTGTCTCCGCTGTCTGCTACGGCTCTGTGTATGCCCGGAACTTCCTGGCCTGGCGGCGGTCCGAGCTGGAGCAGGAGGCGGCAGCGTGAGGGACATGGACACCGATCCGGACCTGCACGGGATACCGCCGCAGTTCATCACGAAGGACTCCGGGAAGCGGCAGGAGTACGAGACGGGTATGGTCCGCGATACCCAGGAGGGCAAGGCCCGGTTCGACCTGCTGCTGGCGGAAGGCTTGCCGTATGAGGCGCAGTTCCTGACCCGGCTGGCCGCACTGGCGGAGCGGGGCGCGAGCAAGTACGGCGAGCGGAACCACGAGAGGAGCCGGACGCCGGAAGAGCTGGTCCGGTTCAAGGCGTCGGCGATGCGGCACATGGTGCAGTGGCTCAGCGGGGACATCGAAGAGGACCACGCGGCGGCGGTCGCCTTCAACCTGTTCATGGCGATCTCATGCGAGTGGCGGATAAACAATCCGGCCTAGACATGCCAGAGGCGCTTGCCCAACTTCCTACGGTCAGCAAGCGCCTCTGATCAACGATGACCCCTGAAGGAGTTCCCTGCCAGGCTATCACCAGGGGTCAGGCGTCCTGGAAGTCCAGTGTGACGATGAAGTCCCGGTGACCGAGGAGGAGTTCCATCATCTCGAAGGTCATGTCTTCGGCCTCCTCGCGGGTCTTCCCCTGGGTGACCGCCGGTCCGTTCGTGGGGACGTCGTGGACGGTGACCGCCCACCAGTCTCCGCTGCGCACGGCCGTGCCCTTGTACTTCTCCACAGGTGCCCCTCTCTGTCAGTGTGGGTATCTACCCTAGCCTATAGACTTGCCCCGTTCGGGGGTTGCTTGTCAGCGGCTCCCTGTAGTCTTATATCCACGCTGCAACGAAGCCTGTTGAAGCGGCCTAGGGGCTTGGTTGACACCCTGATCAGGATGTGTCTACCCTAGCTTCCGCGACCCGGCGCTAACCCGGAAGAGACACGTCAAACCAGTAGAAAAGAGCACGCGTTGCCTCGCGTAGACGGTTCCCCCGTCCGCCCCAAGGCGGAAACCCCCATCCCGGCGCAGCACCAGCCTCCCCAGGATGGCTCGTTCGACCCGATGGCGTTCCTGGGACTCACCTCCCTGGACGACTCCACCACCCACCACAGGGTCCTGCTGTTCGGCCAGCCCGGCACCGGCAAGACGTCGTGCGCCGCGTTCGTCGCCAACCTCCCCGGCGACGGACTCACGGTCTTCGTGGACATCGAAGGCGGCGTCAAGAAGGACGCCCTCAAGCGCCTCGGGGTCGACACCAGCAAGGTGGTCATCTGGCCCGACCGGGAGAAGGGCGAGGAAGTCTCCTACGACACCCTCGAATCCCTGCTCTACCGGCTCCGGTCCACCCTCCAGCGCCAGCCCGGCGCCATCAAGGCCGTCTCGTTCGACTCCAGCACCGAACTGGGCGCCTCCCTGCTGTTGGACATCACCACCTACGCCTACGAGAAGGACTTGGACCTTCCCGAGGCGGTCAAGGCCAAGAAGCTGGCCGAGGGCAAGCAGCTGCGGGACTCCAAGCACACCACCCAGATCCAGGACTACGGCACCCTGACCAACCAGGGGCGTACCATCTTCCGGGGCTTCCGTGACCTGGGCTGCCACCTGGTGATCACCGCCCTGGAGAAGGACGACGCCGAGAGCGAGAACGGTACCAAGGCCACCGGGCCGGAGCTGCCGAACAAGCTCAGCGCCTCCGTGCGCGGCTACGTCGACATGGTCCTCCGCCTCACCTCGGAGACCGTGCAGACCGGCCCGAACGAGCAGGAGACCCTGATCCAGGCGGAGACCAAGCCGTCCAACACCCGGCAGTGCAAGGACCGCGACGGGTTCCTGCCCACGGTCATGCTGACGCCGACCCTGACGCGGATCCACGACTACGTCAACGGCAAGATCACCGAGGCCACGGACCCGGAGATCAAGCGGCACGCGGAGGTCCGCGCCAAGGCCGCCGCCTACAAGGCCTCCAAGCGCCAGCGCGCCGCCTGAGTCCCCTGACCAACCGAAACAACGCGAGGAACTGAATCATGCCGAAGCTCACTCCGGAGCAGATCAACGCCGCCAAGCAGCAGAACGCGGAGCGCGGCATCTCGGACGAGCCGAAGAAGCCGCTGAAGGCCCTGCCGTGCGGCAACGGTGAGGCCTACGTGTACAAGCTGGTCGCCTGCACCGCCGGTCTGTCCAAGTCGTCCCAGCGCCCGCAGTGGGTATGGGAACTGACCCTGGACGGCCGCTACCACCCGGAGCTGGTGGGTGCCGGGTACCTGGAGAAGATCTGGAAGTACACGTCGGCGGCCCCGGGCGACGAGTGGGAGATCACGAAGATGTTCCATCATTTCGGCTACTCCAACGACACCGAGACCGACGAGCTGATCAACGACGAAGCCACCGTCCTGATCTACCCGACGGTGGAGATCTTCAACGGTGGGCCGAAGATGAAGGCCCGCCGGTTCGCGTACCACGACGAGGCGGAATACCCGCAGGTGCAGGGTTCGGAGCCCCCGTTCGGTGGTGCGAACGACCCGCACACGCCGCAGGACGACCCGTGGGCCACCACCCCCGAGGCCGTTCCGGCGGACCTGGCGAAGACCCCGGAGGTCCCGGCTCCGGCTGCTGCGCCGGTGATCCCGCCGCAGGCTCCGGCGGCCGACGAGGACGACACCTGGTAGTCCTGGGGTGACCCGGTGATCCGGCCCCCTGCAATGTCTGCAGGGGGCCGCGCTCATGATCATGACACTTCCTGAAATGTGCTAGACTATCAACGTCGTGACCAGCGCATATCAGGAAGGCACCCCAATGGAAGAGACCCCCACGCGACGCCGAGGACCGTCCCCGTCCAAGGAGTCCCGCACCCCCGAAGAAGCCATGGAGCTGGCCCGCAAGCACCCCGGCCGCAGGGTTCTCGTGTCCGAAGGACACGCCAAGTACGGCGGCAGGGTCAAGGCCAACGACATCCAGTCCGGCAAGCGCAACAGGTGGAAGCCGTACTACGGCGAGGTCCGCACCTCCGCCATCCAGCAGCCCGACGGCACGTACAACGTCTACGTGTACGTCGCAGCGACCGGAGATGGCGACCCCATCGACTAGCCCGGACGGAGCACGCATGGCCTCCAGCCACCCACACAAGATCCGTAGCCGCCAGTAGGGGACCCTTCCACCGCGAGGGTCCCCTACGGCGTTACAAGGCCCTCAGCGGCCCGGGAGAGACCATGCAGACCAACATCCTGGAAACCTTCAAGGGGCACGTGGTGCGCCGCGTTGAGCTGCTTCCCTCGCAGCTCCCCGACAACCTCACCACCCCCGTCGCCTTTGACTTCGAGACAAGTGCGCTCTACCGGGACGAGGGCGGAATCAGTACCGCCTCGGTTGCCTGGTTCGAAGACAACATCCAGGACGAAGAGCACATCCGCACCGCCGCCTTCCCGTTCGCCCAGGGTGAGGAAGGCAAGCCCGACTGGAACGGCCAGGGCGCGCTGTTCGGCGACGCCCGGGAGATCAACCTCCCGCTGGAGGAGTGGCAGGCTCTTATCCGCTGGCTGTCAAAGCATCAGCTGATAGCCCACAACGCCCAGTTCGACCTGATCATGCTCACCG